GTAAGATATAGTCCTGCAATCGTTGGGGCAGGAGTGTTGATTCCGTCAGGGATGTTGTCAATGTCAGTGGTCCAGTCTACTGTGTCCTGGGCAGCCAGCGCTCCTGCATCTGCAATTCCAGCCAAGATGATTTGGCCTGCGCTGATATACGTCGATGCTATACGACCATAATTCGTTCCGTCGGCTATGTCATCGAGATCACCAGAGCAGGACGCAAGAAGGATGTGACCAGCAGAGATGTCGGTAAGAAGAATCTTACCGTAACTGGAACCGTCAACTATGTCATCAAGTGTTCCCGATGCGCTGGAGAGAAGAACGGCGCCTTCGCTGATACCAGCGCGTAAAATTTTACCATAGTTGGAGCCATCCGGAATATCGTCGAGATCGCCTGAAGCCTCACTTAGAATAATACGACCACTGTCAAGATATTCAGCCGATATTTCAGTATAGCTGTCGTCTCCCATGAACCATCTGATCCATGATGGATCGGTGACTATGTTGGCTCCATCGAAGAACGGAGTCATTAAGGGAGGCTTACCCCTCATTCGAGATATCCCCCGATGATGTGTTTACGTATAGGATCAGATATAGACAGCTTCCAGACACGATCCTTGGACTGACCTAGTTTTCTCCACACCACTTCCTGCTTCCGTTTGCCTTGTATGCCTATGTCTGCAAAGTGCACAGCGCTATAGGTCTTGCCTCCATCCTCGGACCACGACAACTGTGCCTTTGGGCGAACACCAGGAACATAATCTCCATAGGGATTGCCTGTAAGCCCTACGCCTGTCTCCATATCTACTTGAAAGCGATGAATGAAAATGTTGTGCAATGATTCATTGTCGTAAATATGCGGAGAAATGCGGGTTGATACTATGGGAAATGGGTTGGATGGGTCAGCGTGATTATAGTCTGAGTATGTGCTCATTGATACTTCAAGGATATCTCCGCTGCCATAATCTCCAACAAGGTGCTTGTTGTTATAGAACGCATAACAGCAACCTATATAACGACCTACCTTGTACGGCTCCTGGTATGTGCTCCACTCGAACCACATCTTAGTAAGGTCATCGTATACCAGGGTTACGTCTGATGTTGGGAAGGTGAGCACGTAGAAAGGATGGCCCTGCAAAACCATACACCACCCGAAGGCGTCAGAATGGGTTAGCGTAGACATATATTGGGTCAGCGTTGCAGGGCTTATGATTTCCTGTTGCAGCCCTGTTATCTTGATGACTCCTATGAATCCACCTGAACCGTCTCCTGTTTTCTGCCTTGCAGGGAAGAATATTGAGTTGTTCCCGCGCGCTATCGACAATGGAGAGATTGAGCCAACATCCAGAACGGCTCCAGATAATCTCTGGAAGGGAAAGCCTGTAGATGTTGCTACCCCGGCATTATACCATACTTCTGTGGTGTATTCCTTGACGCACCACAACTGTTCCCTGCTGTTGACAACGCCAAGCACTCGATCCTGGGAAGACCCTATTGACGCCACTGCTAGGCCATTCCATACTGTACATGCGTTGAGGTCAGAACATCTGACACGCAGGGAGTTTACGAGTGCAGCTACCACATAACCATCTATATACTCAAGAGATATTGCCGCTGATGGATCATTGATTGTTTGCGTTATCTCAGTGGTGATGTTGTAAACTATCAGCTTTACGCCGTCTGATACTATAACCTCATGCCCTCCCATGGATGTGTGCCCGTTGTCAGAGAAAGTAACTGCTCCAGAATCGGTGTCGAACAACCCTATGGCTACAAGATCGCCTGAGAGATTACTTTTGTATACGGTGGTACCGGCTACAATGAAGAGTATGTTGGACACTACATGCAGGCCTCGAATCGGTGAATGGGGGCAATTTTTCCACAGCGTTGTTCCAGGTGTTCCGAGAAGAGTGATCTGACCCTTTGCGTTTTCGGGGTTGACTTCTGGGATGAAGTTTATACAGCGATCCCCAAGAAACGACGTGTTGCCCATATAGGTTGGACCACAGAAAGGTATTTTCATCTGTTATCCGTTATATATATCGTAAGGCGCTTCGGTTGTGAGATCGCAGTTCGCAGTAGGGATCGTGGCGTTGGAGTCTTCGAGCATCTTCACAGATTCCATTGCCAGTGCAGCTATGGATGCCGGAACGTCCACCGTGTACCCGTGGTATTCTGGCCAGAGGCGTACAGCGAGGTTGTATTTGATCGCCTCAAGGTACATGTCTTCGAAGTTGATGGATGTGGTGAGGGCAGTGAAGCTGGTGAAGGCGCTCTGCATCCAGATGGATAGCGTGTCTGCGTAGGATGGTACAGGGACGAGATAGATCGTTCCGAGTTGAGCGGTTTGCTGAGTGGTGCCGGGAGAGTAGTATAGGGCGTCTGGTCGTCCATCGTCTACAATGCGCCCGGAACGGTTCATGTAGTCATCCTGTGAGATGATGTCGAGCGGGTGGTTGTAGGAGTCGGAGTCTATCAGCTCTGCCTGGACGATCTGGATGGGCTTGGTAACGGCTATCGTACCTGTTGTACCTATTGTATATGAATAGGTTCCTACGACGAGCGTGTGAGTGGTATTGACAAGACCGCGCAGCATAAAGCGTTTCAGGGGGGCTGATCCGAGCATGATGTTGAGAGCGCGGAGGTTCTCGTTCATCTCATCGGTGGGCGGTGTTTCAGACTTCGCTATCGCCCCTATGACACGCATGGAGTCCTTGATGATGTCTGCAACGGTCGATGTCATTGGTTATTCCTCAGTAATAGCTACCCTTTTCGGTCTGCCACCCTTGTTCTTCGTAGGAGCGGGAGATTCATCGGCGTATTCAACGGGAATAGGCTCGTACCCTTCATCAATGCGGTCGTTCATGTGCTCCTCAGATTTTACCAGAACCCGCATACCTGTGTCCTTGTGAATCATGAACATTGGAAACTTATCTACCATAATTTACTCCTATTTTTCTTATTTCTGGCACTCATGAACTGTTCCATGGTCTGCTTCTTGGGCGCCTTCTTCTTGCGGGGGAGGCCCTTGGTGAGAGTGGATGCAAACTCACGCAGGGCTGTTTTGGTCATCTTCAGGACGCCCTTGTTCTTGGATTTTACCTTGGACGGTGAGTGAAGGGCCATAGCCATCAGGTTTTGCTGCTTCCTGCTCCTAGCTGGCATGTATTACCTCACAATCTCCTGTATTTTCGCTTTCAACTCATCATGTTTCTCTATGGCCTTATCTACCATTGATTTACCATGCTTACGATACAAAAATAAAGGTTCTTGTACATTGTATGCCTTGAAGCCAGCCTTGAGGATGCGTGCCCACATGAACCAGTCCTCGTATCCTGCGTTCGGGATGCCTAATTCCTGCCATCCGTTGACGGTATCGTAGGCCTTGCGTGAGAACATTGCAGAACAGTTGATCTGGTTGCTTTCTATGACCTGCTCGAAGGTTGGCTTCTCCATCATGGGCCAGAGGTTGTGCGAGTCGCCGATTTCCTGCTGACATGCGCCTATGAGGTCGTAAAAGTCTATGTAGTCGAGGCATTTTGAGACGTAGGTGGGAAGTATCTCGTCATCTGCATCAAGACAGATGATCCAGTCTCCGTTTGAGAACCTGATGCCTGTATTCCGTGCAGAACAGACGCCTTCGTTGTCCTGATGGATGAATTTCACGTTAGGGTATGTGGAGACGAGGTGTTCTGCAACCTCGCTGGTGTTGTCGGTGGAGCCGTCGTCCACGATGATGACCTCTATGTTGCAGTAGGTCTGTTTTACGGCTGATGAGACAGCAAGTGGAAGGTAGTGGCCGTAATTGTAGCATGGAATGATGATTGAGACGAGCGGAATCTCGTTTTTCGAGCGATAATTGATGCCTCCGGGCTGATGGGTGAGGTAATCGTAGAAGTTTCCTTCCCATCCGTAGGGTCCGTAGTGCTTGAAGGTGATGTTCGGCTCCAGCCATACATCGCCGCCTGCCGCACGGAAGCGCTTGCAGAACACGAAGTCCTCAAACATCTCTCCGAACCAGTTATATGTTGGCTTTTTGGTCGCAGAACCGGGAACGAGGCCCTTGATTGGGTATTTTTCGTGCATTCTGTCCATTGCGGCACGGGAAATACGCATAAAACCGGCAGGAATCGCTTCACAGAGGATGGTTTTAGACTTCAGATCGCCGTGAGGGATGCCGTTTTCGTCGCAGAAGTTGCGGTGCGCCCATGTTCTCCATGCGTTCTGCTGTGGATAGGTGCCTCCTATAAGTTCTACAGGGTGAGAAAGGAGGCGTATGAAGTCTTCGGGGGTCCATTCAAGGTCGGAGTCGATGAAAACGAGGTCGGTTGCGTCAGTGTTGTCGTAGACATGGGTTATGAGAGAGTTACGGGCACGACCTACATAGGCGTCTCCGTCAACTTTCATCAGGGTGGCCTCTATTCCGAGTTCCCAGCAGAGGTGGAGGGTAGATACGAGGGATGTAACGTAGGGGCTGTTGCAGAGCATCTTGTAGAACGGGGTTGCGATGATGACTTTTTTACCTTTGAAATACTCCTTGATCCTCTCTGGCATTATATATCCTTTCAGATAATGTAGTAAGTAGGGGAGATAAGGCTCAGTTCCGATTGAACCCTATCTCCCCATCGTGAAGATCGTCTTGCTTAGGTTACAGGCTTACGCGATCAGGCCGAGGTTCTTAAGCGCAGTGAGACACGCATTGACGGCGGTAACAATAGCGTTTGCCTGGGTGGACCCGGCGAAACCCCACGGGGTAGTCGAGGTCGCTGCGGTGGTTGCAACAGCGGTCGCGGTGGACTGCTGCGCTACCGGGGAAGTTCCGAAGAACCCGACGAGGGCAGAGGACGTTTTACCGATGAGAATACCGTCTCTCTGATCCTTTCCAATTTCCTCTACCATGGTGGTAGTCGTTGTGTTAGGTGCAGTCATGTGTCATTTTCTCCTGTATTGTCTGTTGCTTACCCGCAAACTTTCACGGCCCATTCGGGGCGCACGGTCTTCCAGCCGCACAGAACCTCGATCCTGCACGGGATGGTGTTGGTGTTGATGTCGTACTGCCGGATCACGCGCAGGGAGATGCCGTCATAGGTTTCACGGCCTGCAAAGTGAACACCGTTGGGAAGTTCGAGGTCTGCGGTACCGAGGGTGAACGCCTGACGCTGGAACGCGATGTTGACAGGATAGGACGTGGAAGCCGATCCGCTCATCAGGTTGATGTCGCAGGTGTCGTTGGGCAGATTGGTGACGGTGCCGTTTGCGACGTTGGTTCCGATGACGATCATTGCAGGCTCGAATGCGATGGTAGCATAGCCCGAACCGTCTGTGATTGCGTCTGCGGTGACAACGAAGCGCTGAAGCTCTCCGGTGGAAAGCTGAGTCTCGGGGTTGACGCCGTAAACGGTGTCGACCGTGAAGACTTCACCGGCCTTCATGACCACGTGACCTGCCGCTGCGGTCCAGCCTTCGGTGACGAGGCTCTTGTAACCGTCAGTGGAGGTGGGGGCAGTGCGAACCTCGGTGGCGGAATCGCTGTAGCCGCTCTGGTTGCCGGTGGTGATGTTCTGGATGTTCTGGTCCATGAAGAAGTCGAAGCCGTATGCGCGGGTGACGAAACCGTTGAGCATCTGCTTGGAGACTTCGGACTGGGCGTTGTAGAACCCGCTCATGGAGGCAACGAGGTTTGCCATGCCAGCAGGATTGAGGATCATGGAGCGGTCGTTCTGCGGGGCGGCATAGTCGTTGAGAACACGGCCAGCGTTGGTGAGAATCCACGGAGCTGCGGTCAGGGTGAGAGCGGAGCCGGTGGATGCGGTGCCGGGAGGAGAGCCGGGGAAACCGACCTGATTGTAAACTTCGGAGACGGCCTTCGCAAGCCCAGTCTGGTCGATCTTCGCAGCGAGTTTCGCCATTGCCGGAGCAAGGATGCGCTGAGAGAAGTCGTCCAGGGAGAGGGCGAGGTCGGTCGTGGTGAAGTTCACGTCCACGTGGAACAGGTGATCCAGGGTGAGCGAGGTGTAGTCTTCCTGGGTATCCTGAACATGCAGGGAGTTGCCGTCGGAGACATAGTAGTTATTCGGCTTACGGATGTTGATTGTATTGCCGATCTTGGCCCCGGTTACGCCGAACTCCTTGGAATACTGCCTGTCCACTCCTTTAGTGAAAGCGATGCTGTTGTGAAGA